AAAAAATAGTCCCATATATGTTGGCTACCTAATCCCCCACCCCGGCGTGGCTACGGTTGGCCCCAACTAGGAGAAAGTAAATGGCAGAGACTGCTAAAATTATGGCTGAAGAAATGCAGCCGGAAAAGAAAGTAGCGTTTGCGCAACGCAAATATACTAATGAAGAAAAGCGCAAGATGGAAGAAGAAGAACTTGAGCAAATGCTCAAAGAACAAAGAGGCGAAGTAGAAGAAACTGCAGAGCCTGAAGAGGATGAACCTACAACAGCAGAAGAAAAGACGTTTAAGAAACGCTACTCTGATCTGCGTAGGCATCAACAAAAGCAGGCAGAAGAATTTAAAACAGAGCTTGCAGAGTTAAAGCGTCAACTATCAGACGCCACAAAAAAAGAAATGAAGTTGCCCAAGTCTGATGAAGACATTGAACAATGGGCAGCAGACTATCCTGACGTAGCAGCTATCGTTGAAACAATCGCAATGAAAAAAGCAAGTGAGCAATCTAGCGCACTTGAAGAACGCATTAAAGCTATTGACGAACTGCAAATGTCTGCGACTAAAGAGAAAGCAGAAGCAGCATTAATGCAGATGCACCCTGATTTCGGAGAAATTCGTGACAGTGATGAGTTCCATGAGTGGGCAGATCAACAACCAAAGTGGGTGCAAGATGCGCTATACGAAAACGACAACGACGCCCGTTCTGCTGCTAGGGCGATTGACCTCTACAAAGCTGATATGGGTATTAGCAAAAAGAAACCCAAGTCAGACAAAGACGCAGCCAAGTCTGTGTCCACAAAGAATAGTCGCAGTAAACCGCAAGAGAATGAAGCTGCGTCGTACTTGAAAGAGTCGGAAGTACAGAAGATGTCACCGCAAGAGTATGAATCGAGGTCTGACGAGATCATGGAAGCTATCCGTTCTGGAAAGTTTGTTTATGATGTGTCGGGTAATGCCCGATAAAAAAGTGTTGACAAATAGTTATTTGTAAGTATAACTATACACAACAAAGGTGTAAGTGGGTTCGCTACCTGCTTGCACCAAAACCGCAAACAGCCAAGTCTTACGGATTACCTGACGAACATGGCCCGTTGAATGGTAGGGCGGCCACCCTCCAGAATACGCACCCAATGTGAATCAGCCTCCTGATTAGTCTTGCGAGTTTGTATCTGTAAAATGCTAAATAGGAGATAATATCATGGCATTCACTACTGCTAGTGGTTATGGTAATCTTCCTAACGGTAATTTTTCTCCCGTAATTTACAGCAAACAGGTGCAACTTGCTTTCCGCAAGTCTGCTGTTGCTGAAGCAATTACCAACTCTGACTACTTTGGTGAAATTGCTGCTATGGGTGATTCCGTTAAGATTATCAAGGAACCCGAAATCACAGTTAAGGCTTACGCCCGTGGTACAACCATCACGCCGCAAGACCTTGACGATGAAGATTTCAGCCTGACAATTGACAAAGCTAACTACTTTGCATTTAAGGTTGATGACATTGAAGAGGCGCACAGCCACGTAAACTTCCAGTCTCTGGCAAGTGACCGTGCTGCGTACCGTTTGGCTGACCAGTTTGACCAAGACGTTCTTGGTTATATGTCAGGCTTTAAACAGTCTGCAATTCATGGTGCAGCCGACACAGCTAACACAACCGTAAATGGTTCAAAGGCTGTATCTACTGCTGGTTCAGACGAACTGCTTGCATCAATGAAGTTGGACGCATCTGACTTCTCTGACGGTGCAGGTTCAGTAGGATCATCAGGTGCTGCTATTGCTATCCAGCCTCGTACTGGTGGCGCAACTGACGCAACTCCTGCTGCTGGTGATACACACCCATTGACTCTGATTGCACGTATGGCTCGTCTTCTTGACCAGCAAAATGTGGACTCACAAGGTCGCTGGATTGTGCTTGACCCAGTGTTCATGGAAGTATTGAAGGATGAGGATTCTCGTCTGTTCAACGCTGACTTTGGTGGTTCTGGGCTTCAAAATGGTCAGATTTCTACTCAAATTCACGGCTTCCAAGTGTATCAGTCTAACAACCTACCTTCAGTTGGTACTGGTTCGTCATTCGCTGGCGCAAACAGCACAACTAACTACGGTGTGATTGTTGCAGGACATTCTTCTGCTGTTGCTACTGCAGAGCAGATTAATAAGACTGAAACCTACCGTGACCCGGACAGCTTCGCTGACATTGTCCGTGGTATGCATCTGTATGGCCGCAAGATTCTTCGTCCTGAAGCACTTGTTAACGCCATCTACCACTTGGCATAAGGGAGGGTTAAACAATGGCACTTGGTGATAACACACTACGTTCTGCTGCTGGCAACTCCCAGCGCGGACGCAACCCGTACATGGTTCAGACTACTTTGAACTGGGCAACCGCATTGTCAGACAAAGGCAGCGCACTTGCTGCTTCTGATGTCGTTCCTGTAATCGCTGTTCCAAAAGGGACAATGGTTCTCAATGCAGGTATTGAAGTTGACACGCAAACCGACGGTTCTACATTTACTGTAGACTTGGGTATGGTTGATGCTGACGTGTTTGTTGACGGTTTTGATGCTACTTCTGCCGCTGGCGTAGTTGCTCAAAATCCTGCAGCTTACCAGCCTGTAATGGCTGTTGCTGACGACAACATTGACGTAACGATTGCTACCCTTTCAGGTGGTGCAGTTTCTTCAGGCAAATTCCGTATCTGGGCAGTTCTTATGGATTGCACCGATATGGGCGACACTGCTGCTGATGAAGTAGATCGTGACGCACTCGCATAACTAAAATAGGGGGCAGCTTTCGGGTTGCCCCTCTATCTAGATGCCATGATACAGGAGAAACAAGATGGCAATTACAACCTCAATTTGTAACAGTTTTCTAGGCGAACTGCTTGGTGGTGTTCACGATCTTGATACGCATACTATTAAGATGGCGTTGATTAAACCAAGCATGTCGGGAACATACAATGATGAAACCACTAACTATAGTGACGTTACTGGAAACAGTGATGAAGCAACTGGTAGCAATTATTCTGCTGGTGGGCAAACACTAGACAGCGTTACCATTACAACTAGTAACGCAGGCAATCGTGCTTTTGTAGATATTGCGGATGAGGTGTTTTCAAACGTGACTACATCTGCGCGTGGATGTATTATATATAATTCATCTGCAGCTAACAAAGCTATAGCTGTGTTTGATTTTGGTAGCACTATTTCTGCTACCGCTGGTGATCTTACCGTTACTATGCCAGCTACTGGCACTAACGGAGATGCTGCAGTTATTCGTATCGCCAATAGCTAAGGGCCAGTACAATGGCCCTAGTTCTTGCTGACCGCGTAAAAGAAACGACTACGACCACCGGAACCGGCACGTATACACTTGCTGGTGCTGCAACCGGGTTCGAGTCGTTTTCTGCTGTAGGCAATGGAAATACGACATACTATTGTTGCACTAATGGTACGGACTTTGAGATAGGTATTGGTACGTATACCGCATCCGGCACAACGCTTGCTCGTACAACCATACTACAGTCAAGTAATTCTGATGCAGCAGTAAACTGGACTTCCGGCACACGAGACATCTTCATTACCCAGCCAGCAGGAAAGGCTGCGTTTTTAGATGCTAGTAATGTTTTAGAAACTACTGGCGGCGTTGTCTCTATAAAAAATGGCGGCACACAATCAGAAGTTCGGCTGTACTGCGAAAGTTCTAATGCACACTATGCAGCATTAAAAGCGCCTGCACACGCAGACTTTGCAGGCGATGTAACCTCTACACTACCATCTGTTACTGGCATTTTGGTAGGCACGGCAAACGCAGATGCTCCTGCAACAACTACTAGTTCTAGTGATGCCGATCATGTTTTGATTAATGACGGCGGGGTTATGAAAAAAATAACGCCTACTAATCTAGGCATAGGTAGTGGTGGTGGTGGTGGTGGCAACGCAGATACAGTAGACAACAAACACGTTTCAGTACTTACCCAAGCGGCCTATGACGCACTTTCTCCCGACAGCAATACAATTTATTTTATATCAGGATAAAAATTTAAAATGTATGTACATCTTGGAACAGACTACGAATTAAATAGTGTTGCCTTACCTGTCGTACAGATAATTTGTATAACAGAAAGTCATGAAGAAAAAACTAGAATTGATGCAGATATTATAACTGTTACGGAAGACTGCACAGGATGGAATCTAATCAGCGTTTTAGATGCCTGTGAGAATACCTATAAAATGTGGAAAGCTGATAGAGAGGGTAAAGAGTGACTGTATATTGGCTAGACCCTTTTCTTGAGGCTACTACGCAGGGTAATGGTACAACTGATACCACTACCAAAAACGGCACGTATGCTGCCCCCTTTTCGCTTAGTCAATTTTGGAGTACTACAAGTACTACGTTTGGTACAGTAAACGGCGTGACGCTTGCGGATGGTGATGAATTAAGAATGAAAGGTCTTCCTTTTTCTACACTTTTTGAAAGTAAAGGAAATGTTCATTGTCCTAGTAACCAAAGTGCAAATTATGTTTCTCTTCAACCTGTAACGGGTAACAGTAGTTTTGACGCCACAATAAGTGCTACTAAATCAAGTACATTTGCTCTTCAAAGTAGCGATATTTCAGCATATCTTACAAATCATTCACATCCGTTTTTTATGGCCGCTAGATATAATAGTACTAGTAGTGCTTTATATGTATGTTCTGCTAATTTTTTAGTAGCCATTGTAGCGATACAGTTAGGACATAATAGTTCAAGTGATACGGGGATTGAACTTTTCAGGTTAAAAGATACGTACGCTAATCTTCAAGACTTTGCTGGAAATTATAACTATGCTTTTGCTATGGCTAATAAAGTTAAAATAAGTGCAGGTTGGACGAGTACAACTGAACAAGCCGGTTATAGTATTTATGAAGGGTCTAGTTCTAGTAGCTACAGATATATGAATATTAATGGTAATACCAATTCTAAAACCGAATTTGATTGTGAGCGTTTAATCTGTAATTATTCTCCGCGTACTTCAGGCGGCAATAATAATAATGTACAAGCCTATATGCACTATAGTTCTGCTCGTGCCGTAGTAACAAATCATGTTTTTCCTATGTTTGTTTCTTCAACAGGTAGATCAGATTATTATTACGGTGTTCGCTACCCCGGAGACACGGGAGTTTATCCATTTATTTCGGGAAGTGGCGATAGTTCTAGTGACGGCCTTTATTTAAATTTTGAAAATTTAAGTTCGGCTACAACTCTTTCGACCTCATTTAAAAATATAGCAACTACTGGTAACCTGCTTCTTAATAACGGAAACAGTAAACATAATATTAAAATAGGAAGTTTATATTGTAGAGCATATAGTGGTGCGAATGATAACGACGGCTTAAATAGATGTTTTCGACATTACAATCTTTCAGGCGGCAGGAAAGGAACATATACTTTTTTACAAAATAGTAAATATTATTTTTATCGTGGTTATGATACAGACCCTGAAGATAATGTCTTACAACCTTATCCCGCGCAGACAGAGTCGGTAACGTACGAAACAGGACTAGTAAGGCCGGGGATTGCCCCTCTAGATAACATGTCTCCCAGCCTTACGGGTTATGGGCCTCTTAGTGCGGGAATAACTTCATCTCAACCTATGTTCCTAGCAACAAGAGAAGTAAGCGCAAATAATACTTGGTTTACATCAAAACTTGACTCTGTGGGTACTAATCCTATAGAATATTGCTCGTTAGGTAAGTTAATTTGTAATAGTAATGATTATAGAAATACGGCCCATAATATAGGAACAGACAACTCCACGGTTCTTGCTGCGGATTCCATTCCAAAATTTAAAATATGGAGTGCAGAACACAATGACTTCGATAGCAATCCTATTTCAATTATAGGCAATCCATATTATACTGGTTCTAGCACTGTTTATGGCGCACTTGTGTATAATGATGTTGTAAATAACACAAGTGTTTTAGTAGTTCAGGCAAGTGGAACTGCTACGGGAGACGCCTACGTGTGGTTGCCTATGGAACTTCCTGTGCCAACTTACACCGCAGGATCAGAT